CAAACCTCTGCCGCCATGCGGAGATCGTCTGCTGGAAAATGGACGACCTGTTCACTACCGGCACCCAGTACATGGAGCCGGTGGGACTTTACAGCATGAAGCTCTTTGAGGACTGCAATTTCCGCCCGCTCTGGATTCGTGTCTGGAAACGGCAGGGCTCGCTGGCCCGCGCAGGTTCCGCCCACCAGAACAGCAACAAGCCGCAGAAACAGTTTGAATATCTGGCGGCCTTTGCCGGGGATGAGGCCGAGGAAGTAAACCAGCAGGAATACGGCTGGGTGTCTGCCTTTGCTGCCCATAGTTACCGCTTTGTGAAACGCCTTACCAAAGAGGAGCGCCGCAAGTGGGGCTATGCGGGTGTATGGGAGATTTCTGTGCCGGAGCAGGCCGATGGCCCGCAGCCGATTCCTGTGGAGCTGCCTTGGCGGTGTATCAAAATGCACTCCGATCCGGGCGGCCTGATCCTTGACCCATTTTGCGGTGGCGGCACAACGCTGATCGCTGCCGAGCAAAGCGGGCGGCGCTGTTTTGCCATGGACAGCGATCCCCTGAATTGTGATTTAACCGTCCTGCGCTGGGAGCAATTTACCGGCGAAAAGGCCCGGCGGGTTAAAAAATAAGTTTGAGAATTTTGGCTTTTGAGCTTGTCTTTTGGGGTGTTCCAGAGTAATCTCCACTCACATCAAACGAAGGAGAGAAAAAGCTATGATAAACAATCACCTCATTATGGACTGTATGGAAATGCAGCAACTCAAGACCCGCTACGACGAGGCAAAGAAAAAAGGATGCTCCTCTGGTATGGAGGCAGCAAGGGAAGCCTACCGGAAACTTTCTGAAAAGATTGAAGGCCGGGGCAAAAGTTACACAAACGTATATCGCCTCTATGTGGATGCTGCGGAACATGGGAACGAATACATTGACCTGCATGATGTAGTTTGGGATAAGGATGTGGAAGCTCTTATTTCCAGCCTCAGAGAAAATGGGATTGAGTATTTCACTTTTTCTTCCACATGGTCGAGCGCGATACAAACCGCCTGGCTTTTTACCGAGAACGGCTGTACCTTGGAAGGACTGGTTAAAATCAACGGCCAGAGCAGGGCTTTCGGTAGTGACGAATATGAGAAAGTTCCCGCCTATCTGTTCGCCATACATTGACTCTTAGAAAAATGCCCGGAAACGGGCTTTTTTCGCCCGTGAGCCTTGTCTTTCACCACCGTCCAGAGTAATCTGTGTCACACCAAATTTAAGGAGGTTTGACACCATGGCAAAGAAAACTTTTGAAACGGTTCTGAAATGGAACGGCGGAGAAGCCTTCCGGGCAAAGGTTGAGGTCGGAGCCGATGGCTGGGGCCGGGTATTCGACACGGCTGACGGTCTGTACTGCGGCTCAATGAACCCGCTGCGTACTCGCCGTCTTATGCAGGAGGCGGCCTATGGGAAGTAAGGACGATTTACAGACTGCGCTCCGCAGCCTGCGCAATGTGCGCCGGATGGCGCGAAGGCTGCAAAGGGTGCCGGTTGACTGCTTGCGGATAAATAGCGGCGATATTGCCGACGCGGAATATGTGACGGAATGGCTGGGCATCGTCCTTTGCCGGGTATGTGGGCAGCAGGACGTATCTATGCCGCCCTTTGAGGTAGGGGCTGCTCCCGTGGTACAATTCCGCTGGTTTATTCAAAAAGCGACCCGGCAGGCCGGTGCAATCCGGCGGGCCATCCTTTTGGGGCGGGTATCCAAAGCCCTGTTTGCCGAGAAAGCGTGGGAGGGCCTCGACAGCGCAGAAACCTTCCTCGGCTCCTTCCTGTCCGAGAATGTTTACCGGGAAAGGAGGCGGATGCAATGAGGTTCCCAAGAAAAGAAATCGTGGAGGCTGTCCGCGCCCGCTATCCCAAGGGAACGCGGGTGGAGCTGGTTTTCATGGACGACCCATACAGCCGGTTAAAGCCCGGCGACCGGGGGACGGTGGAATTTGTGGACGACATAGCCACGGTTCATGTAAAATGGGATTGCGGTTCCGGGCTGGGCGTGGCCTATGGTGCGGACAAAATCCGCATCTTGGAAGGCGGTGATTTTGAATGAGTGGGATCTTCCATGAAGGGCGCTGGTATGAAAACACAGATATGATCTGCCGCCGCTGCAGCAGGCCTGTGTACGACTCCGACAACCCAGCGTACCGCTATCAGTGCTTCGGCTGTGACGAGGATTTCTATTCCTTCGAGGTGGAGGAACAGGACGCATTTTATCTGCCGCCTGTCATGGTGGCCCGTCCGGTGGACGGGATCACGCTTAACGAGGCGTTGGAATACCTGCTGGATGATACCGGCAAAACCCGGATTTTTCAAAATCAGCCCGAGGCGGAGGCGTTCCTTTTATGCCACGGCTTCACCTCCGAGGATTTGGAGCATTTTTATTTTGTGGAGGTGCCAGAAAATGAAGAATAAAGGATGCGCTTTTGAGATACAAGGTGGCGGGGCTTCCCGCTATTTTACCAGCCCTTTGGTACATGGCTTCTCGGATTTTGTCCGCTTTCTCGATGAAAACCGGGGTGAAGCGGGCCATGCGCCTCTGCCGCTGCACAAGCGGATACCGCAGGCGGCACAGATTTCCGAGGCGGAATGGCGGAACATCGCCGACAATCTGGATACCGGATATTCCTGCTTCATCGTGGTAAATATTCCTGAAAATCAGGTGTGGGTCAACGAGGACACCGGGGCCGGGATGTCGCTCTATTGCTTCCCGTTCCTTGCGGTGATGGAGGTGTCCGCCTCCGGCGCTGCCGATCCGTGGGAAACGCTGTTAGCGAAGTATCCCTCGGCCAAAATGAGCGGCTGATATTCCAAAAGAAAAAGGCCCGGAAACGGGCTTTTTTCGCTGGTGAGCCTTGTCTTTTGGGGTGTTCCAGAGTAATCTCTGACCACATCAAACAAGGGAGGTTTCACTATGAAACAGACAATCGCAATGAAGCAGGCGGCCTTTGAGGAACTTATGCGGGAGCATGGCTTCCAGTACCTCGGAGCGACTACCTACGACGGGAGCTTTATCTACCAGCGCACTTGGCACCGGACGGACGAGGTGGCCTTCTATGGCCCCATGGAAAGCACCTACAAAATCATGGCGCACATCAGCTATGGGGTGCCGATCGTCCGGCTTTTCGAGGACGGGCGCGCACTTGGCACCCGCGACTATTCCAGCCCCAAGCGGGCAATCAACGCCATCCGGGAAATCCTCCGGTGTGCTGGATATGAGCTGTAAGGAGGGGCGGATATGAGCAACTTTTCACTTGGAAATCTCTACGCCTCTCGGAGTGTAGCCAGCGAGGCCGCAGAAAACCGCGACTTTGAAAATTTTATCTGGCGCTCTCTTGACCGATATCGGCAGAGCGATTGGGGCGACTTATCTGCTGCCGATAAGCGGGCCAACGATCAGGCAGTACAGCAAGGCGACCTCCGCATCCTTGCTGCGTATGAGTACAAAGCGCAGCCAAACCTGAAAATCTGGATCATCACTGAGGCGGACAGAAGCGCTACAACGGTGATTTTCCCATATGAATATTGAAACTTAAAAATTATCTTTAAGGGACTTTCCTCATACCGGGGGAGGTTCCTTTTTTGTTGCCGTGAGAAAGGAGGCGGCGGATATTCGCAAGTTAAAGAAATACAAGCCCACCCGCTTCATGGCGGAAGGCTCGGCCTATAACCGGGAGCTGGCTGATCTGGCCGTTTCCTTTATCGGCTGCCTGAAACATACCAAGGGCGAGTGGTACGGACAAAACTTTGAACTTATTGACTGGCAGGAGCAGATTATCCGGGATCTGTTCGGCATTGTAAAGCCCAACGGCTACCGCCAGTTTAATACTGCATACATCGAGATCGCCAAGAAACAGGGAAAATCCGAACTGGCCGCTGCGGTGGCTCTGCTGCTCACCTGTGGCGACATGGAATACGGCGGCGAGGTCTATGGCTGCGCCTCCGACCGGCAGCAGGCTTCCATCGTATTCGACGTGGCCTGCGGCATGGTGGAGCAATGCCCGGCCCTCAAATCCCGCATCAAGCCGGTGTTGTCGCAGAAACGCCTGATCTATAAGCCGCTGGGGAGTTTCTATCAGGTACTTTCCGCAGAGGCATACACCAAGCATGGCCTCAACGTCCATGCGGTGGTATTTGACGAGTTACACGCCCAGCCAAACCGGCAGCTCTATGATGTTATGACCCACGGCTCCGGCGATGCCAGAAAGCAGCCTCTCTATTTTCTCATTACCACGGCGGGCAATGATGTGAACAGCATCTGCTATGAGGTTCACCAGAAGGCGCGGGATATTCTGGATGGCCGGAAAATCGACCCCACCTTTTATCCGGTGATCTATGGCGCGGATGAGGCCGACGATTGGACTTCCCCGAAGGTCTGGAAAAAGGCCAACCCTTCTCTCGGCATTACGGTGGATATAGAAAAGTTGGAAGCGGCCTGCGAAAGCGCCCGGCAGAACCCCGCCGAGGAGAACCTGTTCCGGCAGCTCCGGCTCTGCCAGTGGGTAAAACAGGCTGTCCGCTGGATGCCCATGGAAAAGTGGGATAAATGCGCCTTTGCGGTAGACCCGGAGGCCCTGCAAGGCCGGGCGTGCTACGGCGGCCTTGACCTTTCTTCCACCACGGATATTACCGCCTTCGTGCTGGTATTCCCTCCGGAATATGAGGGCGACAAATATGTGATCCTGCCTTTCTTTTGGATACCGGAGGACAATCTCGACCTGCGGGTGCGCCGGGATCACGTCCCCTATGATGTGTGGGAAAAGCAGGGGTATCTGAAAACCACCGAGGGAAATGTCGTCCACTATGGCTTTATTGAATCCTTCATTGACGAGCTGGGCGCAAAATACAACATCCGGGAAATTGCCTTTGACCGCTGGGGTGCAACGCAGATGGTGCAGAACCTGGAGGGCCTCGGCTTTACGGTGGTTCCCTTCGGGCAGGGCTTTAAGGATATGTCCCCACCCACCAAGGAGCTGATGCGCCTGACTTTGGATGAACAGCTCGCCCATGGCGGCCACCCGATTCTGCGGTGGATGATGGACAACATCCATGTTCGCACCGATCCGGCAGGCAATGTGAAACCGGACAAGGAAAAATCAACAGAAAAGATTGATGGCGCGGTGGCGACTATCATGGCGCTTGACCGGGCCATTCGAGGCGGCGGGGATACCGGCGCTTCTATCTACGATGAAAGGGGGCTTTTGTTGCTATGAGTGTTTTCAGCCGTTTTTTCCATTCACGGGATAAGCCGGAGGAACTGCGCCGGGCGCAGGATACCTTGGGCGGTAGCCGCTTTTCCTTTTTCTTTGGCGGCTCCACCAGCGGCAAGCCGGTGAATGAGCGCACCGCGCTGCAAATGACAGCCGTGTATTCCTGCGTCCGTATTCTCTCCGAAGCGGTGGCGGGCCTTCCGCTCCATGTGTACCGCTACGGTGAAAACGGGAGCAAGGTAAAGGCCCTCGATCATCCTCTCTACCGGCTGCTGCACGACGAGCCGAACCCGGAAATGACCTCGTTCAATTTCCGGGAAACCCTGATGGGACACCTGCTCCTATACGGGAACGCTTACGCGCAGATCATCCGCAATGGCAAGGGCGAGGTGATCTGCCTCTATCCGCTGATGCCCACCAAAATGACCGTTGACCGGGACAGCAAGGGACAGATTTATTACCTCTATACCCGTGGCTCGGACGATTCCCCGGTGGATGATGAAAACGGGCAGGTTTACCTGCCACCGGAGCAGGTGCTTCATATCCCCGGCCTTGGCTATGACGGGATCGTGGGCTATTCGCCCATCGCCATGGCAAAGAACGCGGTGGGGATGGCGATTGCCTGCGAGGAATACGGCGCGAAGTTTTTCGCCAACGATGCGGCCCCCGGCGGTGTGCTGGAACATCCCGGCGTACTGAAAAACCCGGATAAGGTGCGGGAAAGCTGGAACAAGCTCTTTCGCGGCAGTGCAAATTCCCATCAAATCGCGGTTTTGGAGGAGGGCCTGAAATATCAGCCCATCGGCATTTCCCCGGAGCAGGCGCAATTTCTGGAAACGAGGAAATTCCAGATCAATGAGATTGCCCGCATTTTCCGGGTGCCTCCCCACATGGTCGGGGATTTGGAGAAATCCAGCTTTTCCAACATCGAGCAGCAG